TTGCATTTCACTTCCACTAGCTGGTCTTCCTAGGTTTATCATATTTACTTGTAACCAACCACTTGACCCACTATCAACTTCGATGAGTCCAAAACTAGCTCCCGCTCCTGAAAATATATTTCCTTGTACAGTAAATGTTATATTATAAACTCCTGTCTGAGGAAAAGTAAAAATTCCCGTAGGTTGATCAAAATTTACACCACCGCCAACAGTCGCAAAAAGTCTATCATTTCTTTCTAAATTGTTTGCAGCTGCTACACTACTTGATTGGTTTGATATTAATCTATATTGATCAGCAATTGTTACACCGGCACCTGGTATTGATCCATATTTAGCGTCTGAATAATTCGTCATAATAAAATATACCTCTATTTTAATTTTTGATCAAGTTTATACTGACCCTATTGGTGTTGTTTCCTGATCTTCTCTGTTTACTTGCATGGCGGCGATTGTACCTTGTACTCTACCGGTTGTATTTGTTGTAAATACTAATTTATCTCCGCCTTCTAGCACAAGTGGCCCTGTAAGTAAATTTAAATATTGACCTGAAGTTAAAGGAGTAGAGAACACTATTGTTTGACTTGCTACGTAGTTTCTACCCGGTCCTCGGTCTAATCTAACCTCTATATTAATAGTGCTACCACCTGTATTATTTACGTAAAAAGCGTTAATAATTGAGTGTGAATCTGTTGGAATTCCATACACTGTTTGCTCACTCGTTGTTGGAGTGAGGTCGTAAATCATATTTTTAAAACTTGTTGCCATATTTTATGATCCTAACTTATTCTTGCATTCCATATACAGTTATTTTTGTATTTGAAGGAAATCTATTAGAACTATCATTAGTTCTTAGTCTAAATCCATCTGGTTGATCATCAAAATTTATAATACCAGAAAATCTACCACTTATCCAGTTGGTGTTGTTACTACCGGCACCACCACTAAAATGTCCATAATAACTTGAAAAAGTATTTGTATGATTACCTAAATTTAAAAACATTCTTAATCCAAGAGGTCTATTGAAACTTTCTTGTGGTAGTTGTGAATCATGTATTACTACTTCATTTACTTGATAATAACCATTTTGACCTGTGCTTCCTGAATTACCTGAACTAGATAAAAGTCTTTGAAAGTGGCTATCGTAACTTAGTATTTCTTGGTTGCCACTACGAAGAAATCTTGCCGAGGCAGAACTAAAAGCTGTTTGTGTAACTACTGAAATGTTTTCACCAACTATCAAATAACTTGAAAATTGGGAATTAAAACAATTTTGTAGTGTTGTGTCGTTTGAAGTAGTACTTCCACCTTCTACAAAACCTGTTTTTACCAAATTTGCACCCGGTATAATTCCATATTTAGCATCTGAATAATTTGTCATAATTTTATCTCCTTGTTTTAATTAATTAATCCTTAATATCCTGTTGCAATAGTATACCACACATCTCTATAACCGAAAGCATAACCACCGTCTCCAAAATAAACAAGTGTTCTAGCATCACCAGTACCAAAACCACCGTTCATTGTTATGTATCCATTAGTATAACCGTCTATAGTAACTTGATAACCATCTGAATCAAATCCTGCATCAACTCTTGCATTAAATTCATTTATAACTATTCCTACTTGACTTCCTACCGGTGGATCTGTAGGCAAAAAAAGTGTTGTTTGTTGAGAAAAAAAATCAGGAGGTATTGGAGCAAAATAACCATTTGTAACAAGGTATCCTCTATCTGGATCTAATGAAAAAGTTGGAGCAATTGCAAAAGGGTAACCAACACCTACTGTAGCATCTAGTCTGCTGTAAGGAAGTCCTCCTCCACTACTACCACCAACTTGAGCTGTAGCAGGGCCTGAAGGTTTTGCAGGTGCGTTACCTAAAAAATAAGATAGCTGTTCTATCTCATTAAAAGTCTCTCCTTGAGGTTTATATTGAGCGTTTAATTGTTGAATTACATTATTAATTGCTCTTACAATTTGTCTTTGATTACCAGCATCGTACTCTTCTGTAGGATCAGGAACTCTAATTGTAATAGCCATTATCTTCTACCGTCTGGTTGTATATCGATTCTAAGTGTACCATATCTCCAATTTTCACCATCTTCTGCACCAGGATTTTCTATTTTTATACTTAAAAACCTACCTCTCGCCCTTGTATCTTTTTTCTCTGTTGTAGATGTAACATCAAAAGAACTATAAGTTGATGTTGTTCCAGTATCAGATGGATATCTTTTTAATGTTAAAGTAACCCTAGCTGTTCCAACTAAAGTTTTAAAATCAGGTATAAATCTTCTCATAGATAAAAATACTTCACCATCACCTATTTGCGGATTTGATATATCAAAATCAAATGATTCAAGGTTAGATGTAATTCTAGTTATACTGCCATTTAAGTTTTCTTGGTCCACACCTATTTCATGATTGTATAAAATAGTTTTACCATATCCATTTGGTGCTGCAGGCTCACCTATAACTTCTGGAAAGTCTCCATTTGTAGTGTTATCAAAATCTGTTGCAAACGGTTTACTAAATACATTTGAATCAGCCCAAGAAGTTCTCGGTGTATTCCCTGTATACCAAACACCTTCTGCAAAATTAAATATTACATATCTGTCATTATAATCAGCTGATGAGGACGGATAATCCCATCTAACTTCTGTATATAAATTATTTACACCTGCATAGATTTGTTGACTTTGAGTTAAATCAACATCATCATAAACATAATCTTCAACAGAACAATCTAGTGTTTTAACTGATCCATCGTATTTAAAGAAACCTTTGTCGCTCATCCAATAAGCAACACCATCAACTTCTACTACTGCATTTTGTCCAAGCAATCCACAGTTAGTACCTACTTGTTCAAAACCAAACACAAAAGGTTGTCCGATGTGTCTCATTAAATATAAAGCGTTATCTGTCCAAATAAGTATTGCTTCTTTTGATTTAATAGCACCTACTATTTTTGTACCATCTTGAATTCTTTGTGAACCGGCAGAGTTACCTGCTGTAATGTCGTATGTGTTTATTTGTTCTTGTGAAGAAAATCTTACAAACATATCGTCTTGTGTTGATGGAACACCAACAGTTGTTTCTGTACCCATATGGATTAAGTGTCTTGTAGTTGGTGACACCATACTAATTCTAGTATTTGTTGGGTTTAAATCTGTTTCAAAACCTGTAGTTAATACAGACGCTCGCTGCCCGAGTGGGTTACCAGCGGCGGGGTTCCATGTAAATGTTTTACCATTTAAAATAGTTGCAACAAGTACCTGACCAAAGTTTGATAGTGACCATAAACCAGGAGGGGTATTAACACCATTTGTAGTCGCAGCTTCACCCCAATTATTAGCTCCACCCCAAACTCCTGTACCCCAACCAAAAGTAAATTGTTGTATTTGATTACCAATAGTTTCTAATGGAGTAACAGTTGCAGATCCTCCAGATAAAGTTTGTGATGCATTTGTAGTTTGTTCTACAGTAAATTCAGTATCAGATACTATTGATTTAACTTCATATAATTTATCTTCGAAATCGTCATCGTTAAATCCCACAGTAGTAAAAGATTCAACAGTTGCACCTGAATTTGCAGGTTGAACTGCAGTTCCATTTATTCCTCTAGTTAAACCTATTAAAGAAGTTACAGGGGTCGTTGTAGTTCTATTGACGGCATAATCGGAAACTGTTCCAGGACCAAAATTAGCACCCCACATATAATATTCATCTCCTAAAGTAGCTGTGCCACCGTTATCTGCATCTGATCTATATATGGCTAAATTACCACCAGTTCCTACAGTGGTAAAAGTAGTAGAACATCTATACCAACCGTTTCCAACGTTTGTTATTGTTGCAGTGTGTTGAGGATCAGTTGTTCCAACAGTTCCGTTTTGAATATCAAAATAAGTTTTATTTAAGACACCTCCTCCTGTCATACTAAAATCTTGTAAATAAATATGACTAATGTTCGACCCTGGTTTATATTTTGCAAATACACTAAAAGTGTTAACTCCTGGAGTTAAACCTGTAAGAGAGTTTCTAAAAACAGCTCCAGAAGATGTAGCTGCTAAATCTTGTTGTATTGTTTCTGCTGTAGTAGTTCCATCTGGAGCAACTTCTGTATTTGCAGTTACATTAGTTCTTGCTTTTCCCCACCAGGCATTATCAAACTCTTCTGTGTAAGCAAGATGATTTGTAAAAGTTCCTGTAAAGCTTAGTTGTTCACCTGTGTCTACTATTCTAACTGGATTAGCTGGTAAAAATCCAGCTGTACTTGTTAAAGGAAGACTAGTTTGTTCTGGTATAATATATTGTTGTAATGTGGTCGAAGCTACTGTTGTAGTTGGAAGAGTAACATTATTAAACTCTACAATATCACCAGCAGATAAACCATTAATAGATTGTGTTGTAATTTCTACAACATTAGAACCTGATGTAAAACTAAACGTACTATTTTTAAATTCATCAATTGTTAATGGAAAGCCACTACTTCTATATGGTGTAATATCGTAAAAGTTATCTTCGTAATAAATTAATAAAAACTTATCCGTTCCAATCGCTAAAT